CTAGAAACAATCTAATAAAATGGCAGAAGTACTATTATCTCCGGGTGTATCATTGAGAGAAAACGACACCTCTCAAATAACTTCAGGCCCTATTACAGCAGGATTAGCTTTAATAGGCCCTACTGTTAAAGGTCGTGTTAATATTCCAACTCTTGTAACAACTTACAGCGATTTCCAAAGTAAATTTGGAGATTTATTTGAAAGCGCATCAGCTAACTATGAATTTTTAACTTCTATAGCTGCTTACAACTACTTCCAACAAGGTGGTGAAAGTGTATTAGTAACTAGAGTTACCTCTGGTTCATACTCTTCTGCTACTTCTAGTATTGGTAACCAAGTTCCAGCAACAAATGGAGCTTACGCTAGTAGCAGCTTTACGTTAAACTTTTATCAAGACTTAACAGCTGTTCCTTCAAGTGAAGTAACTCCAAACTTCCAAACAAACTTTGTGTTTGGAAATTCTTGGTATAAATTCATAGCTGTAAACACTTCAGGAAGTGGAATAGTTCCTCAAGATGATACTGACGGGTTAGTTTACTTCTACACTTGGAACAGTGGATCTGACAGTAGAGCTACATTGAACCAAAGTCTTCAAACTAAAATGAATACTGTTTTAGGTTCGAGCGGTGCTGGTTTATTTACAGTTAACTATAATTCTGGTAATAACACTATTGCATTAACTGCTTCGCTTCAAGGAGCTGCTTATAACGGAGCTTATGTTACATTAGATGATCCTGTTCCTTATTATGATGCTAATTATGCTCTTATCGGCTATGTAGATAGTGGTACAGGCTTATTAGGAACTTTAGCAAACGGTGCTAATGGAAATCCAGGATATGCATTTACTTTAGAAACTATTTCTGAAGGAATTATCATGAACAACAACCAAGGATCTCAAACAAACGGTTCCTTAATAAGTGGTAGTGCAGATAACGTAAGATGGCAGATTGTTAGTCCTGATACAGCTAGTGGTACATTTACATTATTGATTCGTCAAGGTAATGATACAACAACAAATCCTAACGTATTAGAAAGTTTTACTAACGTAAGTTTAGATCCTAACCAAGCTAATTACATTGAAGCAGTAGTAGGTAACTATAGCCAAACCGTAGCTTATGATAGCTCAACAGGTCAATATTACATTCAAAATAGTGGATCATATGCTAATGCTTCTCGCTATGTACGAGTAAAAGAAGTATTAACACCAACTTATAACTATTTCAACAACAATGGTGTTGCAAAAACTCAATACTACAATTCAATCCCAACAGTAGGATCAGGTAGTTTTGGTGGAGCTACAGGAAATGATTTAGATTATACAACTAACTTGTATCAAAACATTAGCACAGTTACTCAAGGATTAGTAGCATCTGACTATACTATAGTTGATGATATTTTAGCTAATCCAGATGAATACAACTTTCAATTAATTTCAGCTCCTGGTATTACACAACAATATCATTCAACCGTAGTATCTCAATACATTACTATGGCTGAAGAAAGAGGTGATTGTTTCTATATTACTGATTTAACAGGATATGGAGCTACAATTAGTACTCCTGGTATTTTAGCTAACCAATTAAATACAAACTATGCTGCTGCTTACTGGCCTTGGGTTCAAGTATTAAGTGCTGCTACAGGTAAGTTAGTATGGGTTCCAGCTTCAACAGTAATGCCTGGTGTTTATGCATTTAACGACCGAGTAAGTGCTGAATGGTTCGCTCCGGCTGGTTTAAACAGAGGTGGTGTTGCTGGTGCTTTACAAGCTGAAAGAAAATTAGGCACAAACGATCGCGATACTTTATATCAAAATAAAGTTAACCCAATTGCTAGTTTCCCTGGTGTTGGTTTAGTAGCTTATGGTCAGAAAACATTACAGACTAAAGCTTCAGCTCTTGATCGTATTAACGTTCGTCGTTTGTTGATTAACTTAAAGAGATATGTTAGAGCAGTTGCTGAAAGCTTGTTGTTCGAACAAAACACTTTAACTACAAGAAATAACTTCGTTTCACAAGTTAACCCATACATGGAATCAGTGCAACAAAGACAAGGTCTTTATGCATATAAGGTAGTAATGGATGACAGTAACAACACTCCTGACGTAATTGACAGAAACCAATTGGTAGGAGCTATTTACATTCAACCTGCTAAAACAGTTGAATTTATCTACATTACCTTTAACATTACCCCAACCGGTGTGACTTTTGGAGCTTAACATATTTATAACAAGATAAAAACATAAGACAATGCCAGTATTAAACCCTAACGAAATAATGTTTACAGCTTTTGAACCAAAAGTTCAAAACCGCTTTTTAATGACTATTCAAGGTGTTCCTGCTTACTTAGTTCATAAAGTAAAATTCCCTGATATTAACTTAAAAGAAATTAAAGTTGATCATATTAACGTATATCGTAAAGTTAAGGGAAAAGCTGAGTGGCAAGACATGACACTGAATCTTTACGATCCTGTAACACCTTCAGGTGAACAGGTAGTAATGGAATGGATTCGTTTATCACACGAATCAGTAACAGGACGTGATGGTTACTCAGATTTCTACAAGAAAGACATCACATTAAGTGAATTAGGTCCTGTAGGTGATGTTGTAGGTGAATGGATCATTAAAGGTGCATTTATTAAACAAGCCAATTTTGGTGATGGTGATTGGAGTCAAGGTGAATCGTTAAAAGACATTCAATTGACAGTCGCTATGGATTATTGCATCCTGAACTACTAAAATATATACTCAAAATGTACAAAGGAAGTCTGGTTTTTGCCAGACTTTTTTTGTTTGTATATATTTATTGTAAATAAGTTATTATGAGCGAATTTAAATTTCCAACAGAAGTTATTGATTTACCTAGTAAAGGTTTAATCTATCCAGAGTCTAATCCATTAAGTTCAGGAACTATTGAACTAAAGTACATGTCTGCTAAAGAAGAAGACATTTTAACTAACACAAACTTTATTGAAAAAGGAATTGTAATTGATAAACTCTTACAAAGTATGATTGTAAGTAAAATTGATTATGATGAATTAATAGCAGGTGATAAAAATGCTATTTTGTTTGCTGCTCGTATTTTAGGTTATGGAGCTAATTATGACATAGAACTTACAGACAAATACGGAAAACGAGTTAAAACAACAGTTGATTTAAGTAAATTACAAAATAAACAGTTTGATGAAAAATTATTCACTAAAGGAAAAAATGAATTTACCTTTATTCTTCCCCAAAGTAAAGTAACAGTTACTTTTAAATTGTTAAGTTCTAAAGACGAAAAGGGAATTAATGATGAAATTAAGGGACTTAAAAAAGCTTATCCTAATGATAGTTTTGATATAACTACACGTTTAAAACACACAATTATCGCGATAAACGGCGATTCTCGTGATGAAACTATTCGTTATTTCGTGGACAACATGATGTTACAAGACTCACGCGCTCTCCGTAAATACATTAATGAAATTACACCGGATCTTGAAATGACTTTTAGTTATGAAGATTCAAAAGGAGACGTTGTGGAGGGCGTTTCAATACCAATGAATATCAACTTTCTTTACCCTGACGCCAGAATATAGAGCAGTATTCATGGATGAAGTCCATGATTTGGTTTATTTTGGAAACGGTGGATTTTCATATGGAGACGTATGGAATATGCCTATAATGACTAGAAGATATCACATTCGTAAAATTATTGACTTTTTAGAGAAAAAACGAGAACATGAGGAAAAATCGATGAAAGGGTCCAAAACAATGGACGCTAAAGCATATGCTAAACAAACTAACGTACCTGACTTTGTAAGTAAAGTAAAAAAATCATAAATTAAATATTTATTAATATGGCCACACCACCAGTTAATCCATTAGATCCATCAACTCAACAAAGTATAGCTGAAACAGTCTCTAAGTCTAATGAGCTTAGAGAGGCTTTATCTAAAGCTGCTGAAGCTGCCCGAAATTTGGGTAGCAACATGAAAGAAAATTTGGAGTATGCTGGTAAAACTGTTGTGGAATTTGAGAAAAATAAAACTAAATTAGATGAATTAACAGATAAAATTAATTCTTTTAATCAAGCTCTTCAATCTGGTGCTTTTAGTGGTTTTGGGACAACTTCCCAAATTCAAGAATTTGAGAGACTTATCCAAACTGTTGATTTAGGTGTTGAAAAAAGAAAAAAATTAGGCGAAGAAACACAAAAATTAAATGATTTAGTTAGAGATTACGAAAGTAATCAAAATGGTATTTCAAAACAAGATGTATTAAATCAACAAAGTAGAGTAGATGCACTTTCAACTCAATTAGAAAAATATCGCGAAATTTTAGGAGACCAAAAGAAACTAGAACAATTAGTAGGAGAAGAATTAGCAATAAAGTTACGACAATATATAGTAGATAAAAATTTAACAGAACAAGCAGAAACCTATCAAAAAAATCATGAAGATGCTTATTATTTAACTATTCAAACTTTAAATGCTGAAGAACTTTTATTAGCAAAACGAATATATGAAATTTCTTTAATAGAAAAAAAGTTAGAAAATCTTAAACAAAGCAGTTTTTTATATAGTCAAATTTCTAAAATATCTACAGAAATTGGAAGTGCTTTAGGTTTCCAAAAAATTACTTTAGGAGCTGTAATTAAAGGAGCATTTGATTTAAATAAAATATTTGTAGATAATGCTAAACAGTTAGGAACTACTAGAGAAGTAACTAAACAAATAGCTGGAGATGTAGCAGACCAGTCAGCTAAAGCAGGAACATTAGCATCATATGGAACTCAAGATGTTCAAACAAGAAAAAATGCGTTAGAAGCTCAAGCTGCCTTAAATAAGTCATTAGGAACTGCTGCTATGTACAGTAGTGAACGTTTAAGAGACCAAAATTTCTTAACTAAAATAATGGGTCTTGAAGTAGAAGACGCTGTTAAAGTACAACAGTTGTCTTTAGTGTCAGGAAAAACAAATAAAGAAATAGTAGATAGTGTTAATAATCAAGTAATAGGATTAGGAAAACAAACAGGAATTTACTTAGACAATAGAAAAGTATTAGCAGATGTAGCCAAAGTAAGTGGACAATTAGCATCGCAATATAAAAACAATCCAGAATTAATAGCACAAGCTGTAGTTAAAGTACAACAGTTAGGAATGAACCTAGAACAAGCTGCTAATTCTAGTAATAAGTTATTAAATTTTAGTGATAGTTTAGCTAAAGAATTAGAAGCTGAATTATTAACAGGTAAAGCTATTAATTTAGAACAAGCAAGATACTACGCTTTAATGGGTGATAGTGCTAAAGCTGCTGAAGAATTAATGGCTAATATTGGTGGTTTAGAAGAATTCAATAGATTAAACGTTCTTCAACAAAGAGCATATGCCGAAGCTATAGGAATGAGTGCTGATGAATTAGCTAATAGTTTAAAAACTCAAGAATTATTAAAACAAACAGGAGATGCTTCTTTAGAAGCACTGAATGAACGAAGAAGAATAGCAGCTGAAGAAGGTAAATCTGAAGAATTTTTACAAGAATTAAGAAGAGCTGGCACATCAGAAGAAATGATTGCTAACCAAGCTCAATTAGCTAGCCAAGATAAAATGAATGCTTTAGTTGAAAAAACACTAGAATTATTTTCTACTATGGTAGAACCTATGACTCATTTAGTAGGAAAAGCTATTGATTTTGTTGATGCCTTAGGTGGAGCTAGAGTACTATTAGGAATTATGGGCGGAATTTGGGTTGGTAAAATAGCAGCTAGTGTAGCTACAACAGGAGTTCAATTAGGTTTGCAAACAATTCAATTAAATGCTCAATTAGCTATTGCAAAATTATTAGCTAATACTGCAAAAGAAAAAGCAGCCGCTGAAGCTATAGCAGCTTCAGCTTCTAGTTATGGACTTGCAGTACCTATTATTATTGGAGGTGCTGCTGCTATTATTGCTGGTTTAGGAATAGCATCAACCTTTGGTGCTTTTAGTGGAGGTGGAGAAGAACAAATATCTGAAAAAGTGAGTGGAGGAAGAGGAGAAGCTCCTAGTAGAGAAAATAACAATATTACAATACAAAATAAATTTACATTAAACAACAGAGATTTAGGTTATATGGCTACTTCAACTAACGTAGGTACACAAAGAAGA